TGATTACGAATATGACTTTCTTGACGAAGTAACTGTCAAAGGTAAGTCAGAACCTGTAAAAATTTATACCATACGAAAATAGTACTTGACATCAGGTTGTTAATTTGATATAATTATCATGTATTTAATACAAAAGCATTAGGGAGAACACTGATGGAAGTTGAACAGGTCGCAAACGATCTAGCTAAGCATGAAGCCGTCTGTGCGGAGCGATGGAAAACTGCATTTAACCGCTTTGACGATATGGACGCTAGTCTAAAGCGAGTAGAAACAATATTAATATCTGCAGCCGGTGGACTAATAGTCGGTGCAGGAACAGTGTTATTCACAATATGGAGCATGCACAGTTAGGAGAAAAAAATGGAAATGGAATATAGCAAAAAAGATATAGCAAAGTCACCAAAGGCAAAATCAGGAGAAGTTGATTTACCTGAGGGTGTAGAAGTCTACAAAAAAAGAGATATGTGGTATGTAAAAGGCGATGCCAGAGGATTACACATATTTCCAACTCAAGAAGAGGCTCATAAATGGCTAATGAAATAAAAGAGGCTTTGAAAGAAGCAGTTGCTAACGCAGAAGCAGACGGACAAGAAGGAGAAGTCTCCGCAAGAGTCAAAAAGTTACTAGCAAGAAAAACAAATCTGCGTAGAAGAACACACAACCCAAACAGACCTAGAAGAAAGTGATTTCAAAAGAAAGACTAGCTGAGGAATATGTCTGGGTGCATGAGAATACTACTACCATGAGTGGTAGGACTACAATAAAAAATAAAGACAGAATTAAAGCAGTAATAGATAAAGTAAACCCTGTCAGTGTCTTAGATTTTGGTTGTGGAAAAGGTTGGCAGTACACTCGACAGAATGTACACGAAGATTGGGGTATACCAATGCCCGTATTATATGACCCTTATGTAGCTAAGTATAATAGGATAGCTTCATACGGTTCTAAATATTTTGATTTGGTACTATGTGTAGATGTGATGGAACATATTCTACCTGAAGAAGTAGATAAGATACTACACTCAATCTTCTTCTTAGGAAATTTTGTGTACTTTCATATTGACACTAAACCAGCAATAAAAACATTTAGTTGCGGTACTAATTTTCACATCAGCTTACATGATGAAGACTGGTGGATAAACAAATTAAATGAATATGGAACGAATTACCACGCGGACTTCGACTAAGAAGTCGCACAAGGACAGACTAAAGATTTGCGAAAGTTGTCCAAACTATAGTAAGTTTTGGAAAACCTGTAGCATTTGTATGTGTTTTATGCCCCTCAAAACTAAACTTAGATGGGCTGAGTGTCCAGACGAGCCACCTCGTTGGACTTAGGGAGAAAGAAATGCCAGGACATTACGGAAAAGGCAAGAAGAAAAAGAAGAAAAAAGGCGGAATGAAACGGGGAAAGAAAAAGTCAGCCCGAGGCGGACTTAAACCTTGCTTAACAGCAGCACAAAAGAAACTACCCGCGGCCTTAAAGGCAGGTATTCGTAAAAGAAACAGGCCTTGTAAATAGCCCAAGCTCAACTGGGGAGGTGATACCAATCTAGGGGAGGATGACCTTATAATAAGCGCAAGAGCATGAAGTTATTTCATGACACGGAAAAATAACGAGGGGTCTCTTCCCCGCCCTTAATAATTATGAAAAAAACAAGAACACAAATAGGAAAAGAATACTTTGTTAATGGTGTAACTCCATTTACAACAGACAAATACCATAGCTATTCTTACTTTAATAAATTTACTGCTAAAACAGTTGTTATGGCAGATGGCACCTCTTACACAAAAAGAGGAGGCAATGCTAAGTTTATTAAAAAAGAAACATGGGAAAAACTAGAGAATGAAAATAGAGCACATATTGAAGCAATAAAGGTACAGCCTTTTTGCGTATGGGGAGACGCCCATACATTATCCGTTTCAGATGAAGTAATTACGGTCACTCGAGACGCGAATAATAAGAAATCTTACTATCAATACGGTAAGGACGCGTTCAACACAATATGTGTAAAAAATTTAAACGAAGCTAGAAAAATTGAAAATAACAATGGACTATTTGGTGGTTTATATGTGGTTGATTGGAGTACTAAAAAACTCTATCAACTAATAGTAAAAGTCAACAATAAAGTCAGACTTGAGAGGGTTATGAATACTTACACTACGGGGTTGCCTTGGTTTACAAGACATACTTCAGGTGGCCGTGGATTCAAACGGAAAGAAATTTGGGGAGGTACATTAGATACTACCAATTTTAGACCTCAAGAGAATGGCTACTAAGAAGTGGACACTATCTCGTAAGAGGAAAATAAACTGCGCAAATCCAAAAGGTTTTTCGCAAAAGCAGTACTGTAAGCGTCGTAAAAGAGGTGGAAAGTACAAAAGGAGATAATTATGTTAGGATTCTTCGAATGGTTAACAGCATGGATTGCAGTCATCCCTACTATAGTGATGTTATGCTCATTCATAGCAGCTGTAACTCCAACGCCTATTGATGACGGTTGGATGAAGAAAGTTTACAAATTAGTCGACTGGTTTGCCTTAAATGTTGGCAGAGCGAAAGACAAGTAGAATTTTCAGGGGTATAGTGGGCTGAAATGCCCACTATGCATTAAGGAGAGTTAATGCCAAGAAAAAGAAAAAAGGCTAAGAAAAGGCCAGTTCCAACAAACCCTACTCTTTATGCTAGAGTTAAAGCTGAGGCAAAGAGAAAGTTTAAGGTATATCCATCAGCGTATGCTAATGGTTGGCTTGTAAAAACATACAAAGCCAGAGGCGGAAGGTATCGTATGGGTACTGGAAGAAAGAGACGGAAGTAATGGCTAAGCCAAAAGGTGGACTTACTAAATGGTTTAAAGAAGGATGGGTAGACATCTCTCGTAAAAGAAAAGGTGGAGGATTTGCTCCTTGTGGAAGAAAGTCTGCAAGAAAAAGTAAAAGAGGCTACCCTAAATGTGTACCTGCTAGTAAAGCTAGAAGAATGACAAAAGCACAAATTCGTTCAGCGGTTACAAGAAAAAGAAAAGCAGGTAATCCAGGCGGAAAACCAAGAAATGTATCAACATTTGTAAAGAGAAAGAAAAGAAAAACTACTAGAAGAAGGAGAAAGTAATGAACAATCAACAACTAGCTAAAAAGTATGAACTTACTAGCGAGTTGATTGCGATTGAAAATAAAGTAGCTCATCTTGTTGTAAAGCAGAGAGCAGCTCTTTCAAAATTAATAAAATTGAAAAACTACGCGACTATTAAGGAGTGTAATTTTCGAGATAAGCAATTAAAAAAGCTTATAGGAGAACGAAATGGCTAAATTTTTAAGCGGACCAACTGGTATACATAATACTCAGAAGATTCGTAAACATAGACTCAAAAGAGGAGTTACAAGAGATATGAACTCAGCAGCTGGAGCTTTAGTAAATACTAAAAATGCAAACAGTATTGAAGCGTTCAGATACTCTGCCGCACCAAAACCAATTGGACCAAGATACGGCAAAACTGTGAGACCAAAGAAAGCTAAATTCAGTAAGAAAGGACATAAGTCAATATTAGGTCGTAGGAGATAGAAATGTACGGTAAGTATGTAAAGGTAAAACCAAATGCACTATCTAAACAACAGTGCAATCAAATCTTAAACTCACACTTACAGTGGGAAAAAGATGTGTATAAAGCAGATACCATGACTCAGAATAGATTCATGGATAAAGAAACTTTAGACGCAAATACTATTACCGATACTTCAAATGATTCTAGGTCAGTAGAACAAGCTCCATATAATGTATTTAAAGAGTGGGATGGACTTCCAGTTTATCGCAGTAAAGTAATGAAATATGAAGAAGGTGATTACTGTAATTTACACGCAGATAGTCAATGGATGTGTCAAAGTAATTATTGGAAACCAAATACTAATAAAGTTGCAAAAGACTTAATGGTAATTCCACTAAATGATAATTATGAAGGTGGAGAAGTTATAGTAGGCAAACATTCACAAGTTATTGACCAAAAAGTTGGAGACTGTATTCAAATGTCACAATCAGGAAGTTTAGCAGGTCACAGAGTTAAACATGGAGTCAAAAAAATAACTAAGGGTACTAGATATGCACTAGTATTTTGGAATTTTGCATAATGGCATTAACAAAATCAGAAAAAGCAAGATTAAAAAGGGCTGGTCTTTCAGGTTTAAATAAACCAAAAAGAACACCCAATCACAAGACTAAGAAAGCTGTAGTAGCTGTAAGAGTCGGTGGTAGAATAAAAATAATTAGATTCGGAGCGCAAGGCATGGGTCATAATTATAGCGCAGCAGCAAGGAAGAGTTTTAAAGCTAGACACGGTAGAAACATTCGTAAAGGAAAATCTTCTGCAGCTTACTGGGCAAATAAAGTCTTCTGGGCAGGCAAAGGAGGTTCTAAAAAGAGACCCCCTAGATCTCAGAAGCATGTTAAAGGTATAAAAAGAAGAAGGAGAAGATAATGGGATTACCCACAGTTGATGGAAGAAAAGTATGGTTAGATGAAAGTCAAATACACGCAGTTAACTTCCTATCAAAAATGCAAGAAGTAGAATTAAGCAGAAAATTATCACGAGCAGAAAGTAATTTAAAAAATATTTCTGCCTCCTTTTTATACCTGTATAACAAAGCTCAAGAAGCCGGTATTCTTGATGACGAGGACGCACTTTTAGAATTTCTTAACGAGACAATACATTGATAGATATTAGCAGAAAAGACATTGTCAGTACGGAACTGATGAATTTTGATGAAAGAAAGTTTATAAAGCTACCTATCGATGGTTATATGGATTTACTAGGTGTTACTCCCAATTCTTCACAAACAGCATTAATCAATGCTATTAACAATCCCAAATATAGATTTGTATGTGCTGCGATTTCTCGTAGACAAGGCAAAACATATATTGCAAATATCATAGGTCAATTAATTACTTTAGTACCGGGTTCTAATGTATTATTAATGTCACCTAACTACTCATTATCACAAATCTCATTTGATTTGCAGAGACAACTAATTAAACACTTTGACTTGGAGGTAACAAGAGACAATGCAAAAGATAAAGTCATTGAGTTATCTAATGGGTCTACAATCCGTATGGGTTCAGTTAACCAAGTGGATTCAGTCGTGGGAAGAAGTTATGATCTTATCATCTTCGACGAAGCCGCCCTTGTGGATGGAAAAGACGCTTTCAACGTCGCACTACGACCCACATTAGATAAACAAAATTCAAAAGCCATATTCATTTCTACTCCTCGGGGTAGAAATAACTGGTTTGCAGAGTTTTGGCATCGTGGTTTTTCTGATGAGTTTCCTGAATGGGCATCTGTTCGAGCAACCTACCATGAGAATCCTAGACTATCACAAACTGATATTGATGAAGCAAGAAAGACAATGTCTGAAGCTGAGTTCAACCAAGAGTATATGGCAGACTTCAATGTATTTGAAGGACAAGTCTGGGCATTTAATCATGAAGAATGTGTAGTAGATTTAGCTGAGATTGACATTAGTAGAATGGATGTATTTGCCGGAATGGACGTAGGTTATAAAGACCCAACAGCTTTCTGTGTAATTGCATATGATTGGGATAAACAACAATATTATCTATTGGATGAGTACTTAGATTCAGAAAGAACTACAGAACAACACGCAATGGAAATAAGAAAATTAATACAAAAATGGGACATAGACTATATTTATATTGACTCTGCGGCCCAGCAAACAAGATTTGACTTTGCACAAAACTATGATATTACTACTATCAATGCGAAAAAATCAGTACTAGATGGGATAGGACAAGTTGGCGGTATAGTAGACAATGATAAGTTATATGTACATCAAGCCTGTAAGGAATCATTACTTTGTTTAGACCAATATCAATGGGATCCAAATCCAAATTTATTAAAGGAAAAACCTAAGCATAACTATGCATCTCACATGGCAGACGCGCTTCGATACGCTCTTTATTCGTTCGAGACAAGCGCCACCACATTCTAATAACTCCTTGAAAAAATAGTTCTTGACATACGCTCAAAATTTTGTTAAAATTCTATTATACAAGTAGGTTTATGACTTTAAAAAGAGATTC